AATACTTCTCCTGCATATACTTTAAGAAATAATGCAGAGGAATCACCAGCAGAATTCTTCTGACCTGTCCTTGTCATAGTTAGGACGGGTGCAGTAGTAGCCGTAACTGACATACTATTCTCCTAGTTATTAAATTAATAAAAAGTATCTAACAAAATTAGCTATACTTTTCTTTAACTTTCAACTAGAAGTTATCAACCGCAGCTGGCTTCTGTTTACTTGTTTAAATACTTTATAGCAGTACTACCTATAATCTCCCGTGAGAGAATATATCTGATCGTTCTAATTTAGCAAGTACATCCTGCCTATAAGCAGTATCATACTCATACCTTGGGTCTTTCATAGCAGTAGTTACTTCAGCGTTAGACCTGAAGACATCCCCTGAACCCTCAGGTTCAGCTTGTGTCCCTGCATAAGTCTCACCTTCACTACCAGCTACATTGGTATAATCAGAACGTAAACCTTTAGCTGCCATAATAGCAGTATTAACATCACCACTATTCACAGCTCTATCATAAGCTTGTATTTGTTCTGGACTATAATTAGACTTAGCCCACTCTACCATATTAGCGTACTCAGCATCTCCACCTACAGAAGACTTTACTTGGTTTCCTATTTGTTCACCCAAAGCTTTGACTCCTGCAATGTATGTATCAGCATACTCTCTACTGATACCAGCATCTTCTAATTGTTTATAACTTTTATCTGTTAAAGAACCAGTAGACATATACTCTTGTTGTAAAGCAGCCATATCAAACTTACCTTCTGCTACTTCAGGAGCTTGAGGTATACTTAAGTCTGACTCTACAGCTTCTACTTCAGGAGCTTTAGGTTGACCTAATTTCTTTTCTAGTTCTTGGTAACTCTGCATAAGTTTGTCATAGTCACCACCAAACTTATCCTGAGGTTCCATCCCTGGTGGAGTAATTTCCTTCTCTTCCACCAAATTGATCATCTCTTGATTGTGTGCTTCTTCAGCACTTACATCTACTTGTTCACTATCAACCGTCAGTTGGTCTGCCATAACGTTCTCCATAAGTTTCTTTAATTGTCCCATTGCGTAGCTGTATCTTAGTGTACGTTGATGGGAGAGAACCGTGTGTTCTAACTTCCGGTTTCTGCTCTAACACTTTACTAACTACTTCAGCATCTTTTAGCTCTGCCTTACTTGTAACAGACCTAGCTATCTTATCTTTTTCTTTAACTTTCTCTTTCTTATTTGTATCTTTAGTTCTGCTCACTTTGTTGTACTCCTTGTCGAATCATTTCACCACCCTGTGTAACAGCATTGGGTGTAGCAGCCTTTAACATTTCTGCTTGTTGTTGTGCTTGTTGGGCTTGTTGTCTCTCTTGTTGTACTTGTTCCTCACTCTTAATGAGTCCCTTCATGTCTATACCAAAGCCTACTCCTAGACGTTTAAGAACGTCACTAGCATTAGTATATCCTAGTACAGCTTCTGGCCCTAAAATCTGTGTGGCAGTCTGAAGAAAAGTAGCCAGCTTGTTGGCATCATTACCTCTACCTAATGCTTCAAACCCCGTGATAATCACAGGTTCTACTGTACCCTCAGGTAACTTAGGTAGTTTCTTTTCTCTTTCCAGTACTGCTATAATTCGTTTGACTAGTGGTAACTGAAGTTCATGTGAAAGAAGACTATAGATACCACCTAGACTAGTCTCTAGTTCATTAGCTAGAAACCTAATCTCTTCAGCGGTTACTCTTTCAGCATCCCTTTGTACACTTTGGTTTAACAAGAAGGCAGCAGCTAGTCTTCGCTCTACACCTTCCATTGTTTCTCTTGCTACTCTGAAGTCACTAAACTTTTCTACTTGTACTACTGTAACATCATCTTTGTTACCCTGTCTAACAGCTAGGTTAGGTGCGTTACTGATAGTACGCATCTTGGTAGTACCATTGGGTTTAACTAAGAACAATACCTTAGCAGCAGCAGCTGTACCCTCAATGATAGATTTGCTTAGTCCTTCTACTGTCTTCAGATCACCTAAGTATTCCTCTACAAACCCACGTCCATAGTCCTCACCATCAATAGCATTGTATCGTAGGGCTAACCAAGGGTTCTTATCTAAAGGATACTCAGAGTCTGTACCAGCAATCTTCTTATCGTTGACCTCTTGTCTTACTTTTATCTTGTTACCTACACGTCTAACTGAAGTGTATAGACTTAATTCTTTTTCATTACCATCAGCAGAAGTACCAGTTTCTTTAGGTGGAGCTGAGTTAAACAAGTCTTTATACAGTTCTCTAC